CTTGTTTTGTTAATACACCCTTTGCTTCAAAAAACTCAACTAATCCAGAATACGGTGACATTCCAGTTTCATACGGAATCTCTACCTGAACACCCTCAAATGGTTTAGCATATCTTGTTTTCATTACTTTACAAGCCGCTCTAATACCATGTACTTGAGATGTCTTATTGCCATCTGCATCTACTTTTAGTTTAAGTTTACGCATTGCTACTACAATTGAAGATGCATAGATAAATCCTTGACCACCTGAGATTTTATCATCTGGGTCAAACATATCTTGTGATGCGTAAGTATGATTTGTCGCAACTAAACCGATATTATAGTCACCGAACATATTCACACTATTTCTTACTAATGCCGCTAGGGCTTTTGGTTTACGACCCATATCACCTTTCATGTCACCACGATTAAACTGGTCAACATCGGTTGGGGTCATCATCATTCCAAGACTATCAATAACAAATAACACTTTAGGACGGTCTTCGTCTTGTGCATCGGCATATTCTGCCTTATAGTCTTTCATAAAGTCTGAAATGATTTTAGCAACATCATCAATCATTGCTACATTCAATTTTAGTAGTTTTTCGGGTGTAGTATCTACATCAAGTGCGTGTAACCACGTTTCATCTAGTGCGTTCTCACTGTCAATTAGTACTACAAAAATTCCTTGGTCTTGTGCATTTTTAACTACATTACCTGCGGCTACAAATGATTTGCCTGCACCACTTTCACCTGCAAATACTGTTACTTTACCTAATGGAATTCCTTTATGAAATTCACCACTGATAAGTTTATTTAATGTATAATTACCTGTTGATATCCAAGTATCTGGGTCTCTGAAACCCACACTCATGCCTGGAACAGATTTTGTTATGTTTTTGCGAAATTTACTCGCATCAAAGGCTCGTGCCATATAATTCTCCTTATGTGATATTTTATAAAAGTATGGGGAGATTTACTCCCCACACTCATATTGGTTCTTAGTCAGTTTTTCTACTACGAATCATTGCTAAGATATCTGCCGCATCGGCCTTTGGTGCATCAGCAGTTGTTTCTGCTGTTGCTGGTGCCGGTGTTGGCGTTGGTGTTGGTGTTTCAGCAACAGGTGTTGTTTCTGCTGGTGCAACTTCTTTAACTTCTTCTACTTTTGGAGCAGTTGGAGTTGGAGTTGCTGGTGCAGAAGTTCCTGCTGGAACATCTAACCCATAAGGTTTATAGTGCTGTCCCCAACGAGTTGGGTCATACAATTCACCATCTACAGATGCTTCAAACATCTCCATGATTACTCGCATGTCATCCTCAGTTGGACGTTTTGGCATGAACTCATTCAAGTCGAAAAGACCATGAGTTTCAATTGCTTGACGTTCTTCTTCATTTAGTGAACGTTCTTTACGTGACCAAGATGAAGTTGAATAGTCAGCATACTGACCTTTTTGTGTTTTAGTAAGACGGAAGTCTGTACCTTGTTCATAATCTGTTGGTAGATTATCCATGTCTGGGTCCATTAGAGCCGCCTTCAATAATTTGAAGATTTGTGGTCCAATGATAAATCTACGAACTGGATTTTCTGGTTGTTCACCACCGATAGGGTCACTTACAACCAAACCTTGGAAAACGTATGAACGCTTTTTCCAATATGTACGACCTAGGTCTTCCATTGCTGGGTCTTTAAACCATGGACGTATCTCTGCGTGAACTGGGCACGATTCGCCCCACATTTCAACGCAAGGTACTTGAACGATTACTCGTTTAGTTTCGTCACCGCCTTTAACACCAGGGAACGGAAGTTTGATAACTTGACGTTCTTTCCAAAAGAATGTGTTAGTGGGGTCTGAGTCTGGAAGGAATCTCAATACGGATGTATTGTCATTTTCCATATTCCAGAAAGGGAATACTGCATCTGTACCTCTATTTGAGGAAGAGTTCTCTGATGCTTTATTGTCTTGTGCGAGTAATTTCGCACGGATTTCTGCTAGTGTTGCCATTATATTTCTCCTATATTAGCCTTTATTAGTTTTCTTATTATTAGTTTTTTTATTAGTTTTTATGTATCACAAATATTTCTACTAATGATACTATTATACTTATCTTTTTTACCAAAGTCAAGCATTAAATCAGTCTTTTTGAATGTTTTTTGGAAGCATAAAAAAAGAGAGTTTTAACACTCTCTTTGATTATAGCATAGATTGACAGTGAATGTCAAGCAGAAATTTTAATTTTCTGTAAGAACTCTGTCTGGGTCGAATTTTGAGAATGCTTCTTCAAGCATTTCAGATATTTGCGTATCTGCTGATTTTGGCTCAACAGTTTCTACTGAAGCCTTTGACATCTTCATTAAAGTACCTGCTACTTGCATATCTTCTTTAGAAATGCCTCTTGGATTTGAACGAACTGCATCTGCGATATCAGTTAAGAAAAAAGAAACTTCAGCCGCTAAATCGTGACCTTTCTTTTTGCCTTTCTTGTCTAATAATGTATCTACTTGAACTCTGTCAGCAAGGTCATCAAATGTCATTGCTATCTTATTAATCTTAAGTTGTGCCGCTTCTTCTGGAGTACGTGGTTCAGCAAATTGATTTTTGATTTTTGAGTAGTCATAATTCTCAGAACTTGGTGGACCAAAACTAATTTTGTTAACTCTCTCGCCAGTCTTCTTAACTGTTTGAGTCATTATTTCTTTAACTCTATCAGTCTGTCCATCTCTACGATTTGTAAATTCTTCTTCGTTAACTTTGTGTAGTAATGGGAAAATTTCTTTTAAGTTTTCTTCAAATGTAGACTTTGTAAATTTCTTTACATATGCATCTACCATTTCTTCTGACATCTCTTGTTGTGTTTTAGCACCATTAAGAGCCAAGTCTTCTACGAAACTAGCATAACCTTTTGCACCTTGAATTCTTTGTATCTTTTCTTTGATAGCCATCACACTGCGTTTAACATTCCAAACATCAGCACGATTTGTTTCATTTACTAAATCTTGTTTGTTCACAACATTCATAAATTCTTTTAGCCTTGACAAGTTGTCAGACATTTCAATAATTGCTTCACCTACCATATCGTGTGTTTCACCACCTGATGCAACGTGTCTTGCCATTGCTCTTGCACCATTTAAGTGAATAAATGGATATTTGAAACGCTCACCTTCGCCAGTCTCAACGAAAATTGCTGAGATGTTGCGTGAACGAGAACCACGAGATTCTTCGTTTACTGGCGCACGATGTTTTAATATTAATCGCACATTTTCTAATGTTTGTCGGCTAGTGCGTGATGACCCAGACAATGGGCCCATGCCTTCATTGACGTGGTCTGTCATGGTTTGCTCCTTATTTTGTTTAACCTTATATGCATAATTCTTAGGTTCTATATGTTTTCCAAATGAACGAGTATCGAAATCTAGCATATTAGTACGTGCTAAGGATTTCAATTGATTCATCATATTATTAATTTTTGGATTATCTATGGCAACATCTTCACCAATATGAAACTTTAATTCGTTAGTGTTATCATCAATATGAACCATCATATTTGGGTCTTTAACGTAAAAAAAACGTGCCTGGTCAGGCGTTGCAACACTAGTGCCACTATTAGCATCGAACATTCTCATCTTATGCCCATTGCCCTGCATGAGTTTCATTACTTTTGTTGATATGTCGTTTAAATTTACTGCCATAGTTAGTTCCTATATTCTTTTATGTATTTATCAAAATATCACAGGAAGTGGGTCTGAGTAATCACCATCAGAGTCATCTAATCTCTCACCAAGCATTTCTTCATATCCTTCTTCGAATCTTGATATAAACTGTATTTGTCTCACACATAATAGGGTTGCTGAAACCAAATCGTCTGTTTCTCCTGATTTTGCCTCATAACTTTTACCTTTTGCTATGAAAGTTTTTAGTTCTCGTATTAAGTTTTTACTCATAGGAATCATCTTATCACTCTCAATCCAGGATTTCATTTTCATACAGGCTGTGATTTTTGTCTTATAAGTTGTAGTGAATCCTTTTCTGGAAACTCTCTGTCTGCCTTTTTTCTTCGGCTCGTGCAAGAATGTTCCAGGAAATCTATCTTCTTCCATTTCTTCAATGACTATAAGAGCGGCTTCTCCTAATGAATTATTCTCTACTGACCAATATAAATCAGGTTGAGTATTGCCTAGTTCTGCTAATTCATCTTTAATGATAGTAAGAACTGTATGCATAGTCTGTACTTGTCCTCTCACATCTGTTCTGTTATTCTGCCATTCTGCAACTTGTGTGAGTTCTGGTAATGCCCATACTTGAATAGCGGCATTATCACCACCTGTTCCCATAGCCGGGTCTAGTCCTACTACATACGTAGACTCTTTATTAATATCTTCAAACCAACGAATTTGTCCTGTACGCAATTTTGGTTCAACACCTTTAATTCCTGACAACTTCAGACTGTTTACTAATGTTTCGTCATATGCAATAAACTGACACTCATGTTCTCGTAGAAAACGTTCTTTACCAACACGTGCTTCTTCTTCAACTGACCACTGTTTATCTCTGTCTGGATGTTGATGCCATAATGCTTTATATGGTTTAAAGCCATTTATACCTACATCTGTTTCATTTCCATAATCATCTAATTGTTTATTAGCACCTGCCCAAATGATTGCGAATTGGTCATCATCTAAGTTTGGTGTTGATGTGATAATTGCTTTACCACCTGTTGCTAGTGTCGGAGATATAGAAGTCCAAAACTCTTTTGCAATAGTTGGTCGCACAAACGCAAACTCATCTGCGTATAGTAATGAGATTGAAAGACCACGACCAGTGTTTTCAGTTGTTGCTTGAGCAATAATACGTGAGCCATTGTCGAATTCGATACTACCTTTGTTGTAATTTGTTACACCGGCACGAATAAAATCTGGACACATCTCATATGCATATCTAATTC